GGCCTCCCAAGCGCAGCGCTTGCAGCCACGCGCCAGCATCGAGCCGTCCAGCTGCTCGACTTCGCTCATATCGACGCGGCCATGCACCGGGCACTCGCCGGAGATGATGCGTTTGGCCGGGGCGCGGTGGAACAGATCAGAAATTTGGGCGGCCATCGTGGCTCTCCTGGTACATGTCATCGGTGTGATGCGGGAGGTTGTTGAAGGCACCACCTTGAGCAGTCGCGCCGGCGGGCTGCAGAACGTCGTGCCAGCGCTCGCCGTTGAGCCAGGTCGAGGCCATTGGGATGTACTGGCCGTTGTCCTTGGTCCAATCACGCGACACGCAGTGCTGGGCTAGAGCTGTGATCATCACGGCCTGAAGCTCAGCTTCCGGGCTGAGCTTGTTCCATGCCTTCAGTGCGTCTTTGCGGCTCTTCTTTTTCGGGTACAACTTCCAGAACTGCTCGAACCCGTCTGCCACCGAAGTGCACATAGGTTTAGGTTCCTTGACTGGTTCAGAAAGGTGACTGGTTCTGGGGGCAGCTGCCGCCCCACCCCCTGGGTTTTCTGCCGCCCCAGGTGGGTTTTCTGCCGCCCTACCCCATAGGGCATCTGCCGCCCCACCCCAAAGGTTCAAGTGGAAGACGTTGGACTGGTTCAACTCACCGTTGCGTCGGAACTCCCGGCGCACCAGGCCAGCTTTCTCCAGCTCGCGGATGTGTGTTTTCACGGTCGAGCGCGCGATCTCGCATTGATCGGCGATGTGCTGATACGACGGCCAGCACTCGCCTTGATCGCTGGCGTTGTCCGCCAGTTTGATCAGTACCAGCTTGCGCAGCGGGTTGCCGACCTTGGTCTTCATGGCCTTGACCATCAATTCCATGCTCATGGGTCAAATCTCCAACTCAGCGGTAATCCGCTGGACAAACTGGTCGTAGGGTTCAGCTATGGCGATTCCCTGCTCTTCCAAAGCGGCTCGATGTGCTTTGGCTGTGCTGTAAACCACCCACCGTTCGCGTTCAGTCAAATGTCGAGCCCCGGCGTAGCTGGGCCATGGACACATCACCACAGACTTGGCAGGGTCTGGCTCAGTCGCTGAGGCCAGCCCGTCCTGATCGATTGCGAGCCGTTCAAGGAACGCCTGATTCACCTGTTCCCGGAGCTCAAGGGCCGGGAATCCGGTTAGTCGCCGAACCAGAACCCGCAAAGCCCACTGAGCCATGAGCACTTCAAACTTGGCTTCGCGTAGGGAGTCTTCCTCTGCCTCATCCGAGAAGAAGATTTCCTCAGCCAAGTCGCAGTGGGTCCAGGCCCGGTACGCGAGCTGATCGTTGGTCAATGGTTCGAAGTACGCCTCATTGATCACCACCGGATCAGTTGGCTTCCGCCCAAACATCTGGATCACGTTGTCGGTCATTGCGGCAACCTCGGGTTGATCTTGAATCGCCCCTGCGGGATCTCCGGGTGGGTTGCACGCTCGGAAGTGACGTACGCGCATTGCTCTACGAACTGGTCAAATCGGCGCGTGATCGCCGGCTTGGGCCAGATCGCGAACGGCTGGCCCCCTTCTTCGGAATGACGACTGCGCACCATGGCAAACGGCAGCGGGGCCCCTGACACCTCACGCATCACCGCGTTGACCACCCAGGCTGGAAGGCCATGGCGATTGTTGATGCGTTCGCGAATCGTGGTGATGGTCTCGAAGCCGCTGGGCACGGAGTCGAGATAACGGACCTGCTCCAGCCGGCTGGTGCGGTCCTCCACCTGAGCCAGAGCCTGCTGCTGCTCCGCCTGCTTCCGCTCAATCGCCACCAGGTGGTTTGCACTGGCAGCGATCAGCTCGGCCTGGGTCATGGGCCGGGGCGCAGACCCTTCCATCTCTTTGAGTTTTTCAGTGACGCGACGCCGGACAGATTTTGACTCGCGCATTCCAACCAGAAGGCATTGGTCGCGAGTCAGGTCGTAACAGTCCATCAGCGCCCCGCTTTGGGGGTGTGCAATTTTTCTGCATACCCCCAGTTCACCTTCAAGCTCGTCCTCGATCTTGGCTATTAGCTGATCGTTGCGGATCTTCGGCTCGCCAGCCTGCTCACGAGCATCGTTGATCAGATCGCGCAGCTGCGTGCTGGGCATGGTGCTGTCAGTTGAGATGGACAGATTCATTCAGCACCTCCCACATGCTTTGCGTCATGGAAGGCGGCTGCGTTGCGGTGCGGGTACAGGAAATTTCGAGTGTCGAAGACGACACGCTCAAACAGACGCTCAAGCTCGCCAGTTACAGGATTATCGAAGCCCCCGAGTGAAGGCACGACATGCGCCCAGTACAGAGCTTTGATCAACTTGAATGACTCGCGGGCTTCGTTGAAGCGTGCGATTTCGGCGGCGGTGAGGGTTACGTCCTGGACGATCTCGCCGGCAACTGAGATCGGCATCAGTTGGGTGCGCACGGTTAGCATGCATCACCTCCCGCTCCACGGACTGGAGAGGTAGATTTCTGGGGCGCGCGCCCTTCGAGGTCGATAATCGACAACCCGGTACCACCGTAGTTGTTGAGGTGACCTTCAAAGCCGAGCAATTTGTGATTGGTAGCCTGGCAATCACCGACCCAACGGTCGTAATCCACATGGCGTCCGACCTCCTGATCCGCCACCCAGCCCGGCAACTGGCCGTGGAGGCGCATCTCTGAAAGGTAGGTCCACCAACGACTGGCATGGTTTCGCTCGGCAATCAGCAATCCGACGACGACTGCGCGCTGGTCTTGGGTGAAGATCGCGGCAAGACCGCCGTCAAGCTGGCAAACACCAGTTAAAGCTGGCGGATGTTGATTTGGAGTTTCGTCGGTGGTATTTTTTGGGTGCATGAAATCGTCTCCAAGTGACGAAGATTCAAGAAGGTCCCCTGCAAGGGACTGGTTAAAGGCCCGCCTGCGAAGCGGGCTTTTTGTTGCCTGGTAAAAAGTCAGCCAGACAGCAAAAACAGGGATGGGCAGACCCTCATCGCTGGACCGCCCGGATACTGGATGGTTGAACAGCCACTTCAGTTGACTCTGCAAGACCGAAGATCGAGGACATAATTAGCTCAAGGTCGGCACGCGGTCTGTCTACGGCGCCGCTGCAAGGGAACGACTTGAGCTCGAACGCCTCAAGGCGTCCGCCAGCTCGCGAACGAACTAGAATTTGTCGGCCACTCCTGATGGCTTTGCTGATAGCAGCTTGGCTAGTGCCAAGTTTCTTTGCGGCTTCTTCCTGGCCATGCTGACCAACGAAATCCGCCAACTGAACTGGTGTCATGGACTCACCTGAGAACGGCTTACTGCACAAAAGATAACCGCCGGTAGTAGAAATGTCCACACTTGTAGTTTTTGACCTGCATAACCATCGGTTCTAGGATGAACGCATGAAAAAACGAGCCCTTACCCCAGAACAAGCCGAAGAGTGCGCCAAGCTCAAAGAGACGTTTCTCTCTCGGAGAAACCGAAAGGTCACCCAGGGAGCAATAGCGACCGAGCTTGAGATCAGCCAAGCAGCGGTTAGCCATTACCTGAACGGATACAATCCTCTTAACGCTCGCACGGCCGCAGTCTTTGCAAAGATGCTTGAGGTGCCGGTATCCCATTTCAGCCCTCGCCTAGCGAAGGAAATTGCGTACACCACCGAGGCAGCTCGTATCGGTGAAGTCGCATCTGCGGAAGACAGCAATATCAAACTCACTGCTCAGCCATCCATGTCTTATCGTTACCCAGTAATCAGCTGGGTAGCAGCTGGCGACTGGGCCGAGGCCGTTGAACCTTTCCCGCCCGGCTTCGCAGACAGGTATGAGGTTTCGGATTACGAAGCCAAAGGCGCTGCGTTCTGGCTCGAGGTCAAAGGTGACTCAATGACTGCGCCGAGCGGTGTCAGCATTCCAGAGGGTATGATGATTCTGGTGGACACTGATGCTGACGCCAGCTCGGGGAAGCTCGTAGTTGCAAAGCTAACCGACAGCAATGAAGCGACTTTCAAGAAGCTGATCGAAGACGCCGGCCGCAGATTCCTGAAGCCTCTCAACCCCGATTACCCGATGCTCCAGGTGAATGGAAATTGCAAGATCATTGGCGTCGTGGTTCGAGCCATGCTGAGGCTCTGACAGCATTTCCCATAAGTAAATGGCCCGCAAAAGCGGGCTTTTTATTGGCCTCAGAAAAAATTATAACCATTGGTATTGACCAACAAATATAACCGCTAGTATCTTCTGCTCATTGCCACCACGCATGGAGCAGCCGACATGACTACGAACACCATCACCTTGTCTGGATTTACAGGATTACTAGGCTGCGGAGCAGCTCCGCGTGAGCTGGAGTGCCTGTTAGCCATCGCTGGCGGCGCTTCGGGCAAAGAAGCTGCTCGGGCATTGGGCATCAGCGAGGATGGCGTCAAGAAGCGCCTGATCGCCCTCGGCACGAAATGGGGTGTCACCCGTCGCGCCGCGCTGGTGGCTGAGGCATTCAAGCGTGGCGTCATCAGTCCGGCCGTAACCGCACTGGTGCTGATCATGGCCATCCACGGCATGATCGGAGACGACCAGGCAATGCGTGTTCGTCGTGGCGGCAACAGCGGCGAACGGAAGATAGAAACCCGTATAGCAACCCGGCGCGCTGAGTGCGCCTTGGCGGTGGCGTGACGCTACCCGCCTGACCCAACCCCGATTTTGCGAAAGCCAACAAACGCGGCAGGCCACCGGCTTGCCTGAAGAAAGCTCCACAACCCAAGAGGAAAGACCCATGTTCGGTATTGGAAAGAAACTGTTCGGCGCCAAGCGCGCAGTCAAGAAACTGGAAAGCCGTGACTTGATGCAAGCCATCGTCGGCGGCTGCCTACTGGTCGCGGCGGCTGACGGCGAGATCAGCAAGAACGAGGCGGCTCAGATCGACATTCAGATCCGGGCAAACAAGAACCTGGAGCACTTCGGCCAAGAGATCACCACCACCGTGAACCTCTTCACCGAACAACTGCAGGCCGGGTTCCGCCTGGGGCGCATGAACATCATGCGCGAGATCGCGGACATCAAGAACAACCCTCTCGATGCGGAGGAGGTGTTCGTGAACATGATCACCGTTGCCGAGGGCGACGGAAACATCAGCCCCGAAGAACTCAAGGTCCTGGCCGAAGTTGGTGTGCAGCTGGGCTTGCGCCCCAAAGACTTCGGTATCGAGGCTTGAAGCGCAAGCATATAGGTCTGGGCGCGGTTGTAGGACTTGCCCTGTGCGCGCTCGCAATCGCCGCTGTTGTGAACTAGGGGTCGTGCCAATGGTACGGCTACCAGACCGAACGGCACACCAAGTTCGCGCCCTACGTCGGCTGCATGGTGAAAACCACCGGCGGCTGGGTACCACGCAACGAGCTGCGCACAACGCAATGAATGGAGGGGCGGCAATCGTCGCCCTCCCCCACAAGGAGTTCTGATTATGTTGATCCTCACCCGCCGCGTAGGCGAAACCATCCGCATCAACAACGATATCGCTGTCACCATTCTCGGCGTAAAAGGTATGCAAACCCGCGTCGGGGTCGGAGCCCCGGCCGGTGTATCCGTGCATCGACAGGAAATCTTCGAGCGCATTCTCGCCCAGGGCGATCATCTCCCCTCCACCTCTCAAAGCTCAGAGGCTGCGCCGGTCGATCCTCGCGACCTGTTCATTGCCGCAAATCCGATCGGCGCCAGCGAGACCGAACTGGAAAAAGGTCCGGTGAGCGGCTTCGTCGACGACCGCACCCACGGTGACTATTTGATTTTCTTGGCCGGCTTCCGGGCCGCCACCGGAGGTGAGCATGTCGGCGCCTGAGCGTATCACCCTGGTGCTGCGCGCCAGCGAAGCGGCGCCACTCACGAGCATCCTGCCGTTCACCAAGCTGGGTGATCTGGTCTCAGCTGGCCGAGGGCTGGCGGTAATCGCCGGCGCAAGCGAGGGGGACCTGCAGGCCAAGCTGGAAGAGCGTGATACCCAGCTGCAGGAAGCCGACACACTGCTGCGGGAAGCAATCGCCTACATCAACGACGACCTAGTCAACGTCGAGTATCGCGACATGCTTCTCGCCCGGATCGACAAGCTCCTTGATCGTGACCAGGCGCAGCATACGGAAAAGCCACGGGAGCAGGATCCATGAGCCAGGCCGGCCTGCTCCTGCTGCTGTGGGATGCCCTGCAGCACCGTCAAACCACCTTTGGCCAAGTGCTCGACCTGTCCACCGCTTGTGGCCTGGACGGTCGCCGGGTGCTGGCCGACCATTTTCGGAGGCTGCCATGATCAAGCACCGAGCAATCAACCCGGCTGCCCTCCCCGCCATCGGCCAGCCTCTGGGCGGTGGCTTCTACGCCGGGCGCCTGTTCTTCGCCGGAGCCGAGCACGCGGTCATCGACTCCGGGCGCGGGTTCGAGAGCCAGGCACAGTGGCAGGACCAGTCAGGCCCAAGAATCACCGTTAAGGGCGCCCAGTGCCGCCACGACGGTTACGCCAACACCCTGGCCATGGCCGAATCCGGCAGCGCAATCGCCCGCAAGGTCCTGGGCATGACCATCCGTGGCCAGCGGGGCTGGCACCTGCCGAGCATCGAGCAACTGCAGGTCATGCGGGCCAACCTGCTGCAACTGGAAGACTGGGGCCGGTACTGGACCATGCAACGTGAAGGCGGGCCAACGCAGGCCTTTACTAAGGCGGAATACTGGTCCAGCACGCAGAACGCCTCCGGCAGCTCCTGGTGCCTGCACATGCTCCCTTGGTGCGTGCCGGCTACCAACTGGGCAACCAAGTGCAAGGGCATTCGCCCGGTGCGCACACTGCTGATCAGCCAGGATGCTTTTGTGCACGCGCCGTCGACAGACACGCCACTCACCGAGGCTGATCTGCGCGGCCTGGCCAACCAGCAGGCAGTAGCCACCGTGCTCGAGCGGTTCGTGAACGAGGACACCGGCAAATTCTACGGACGCACGGACGCATTGGTGGCTGAGCTGGCGGCACTGGCAACGGCTGTCGTGACAGATCGGCGTGACAACCAGAACCTGGCGCGTCAGGTGGAGTAGATCAATGCGCTACATGACCGTCAGAAAGTTTGCCAGCGAGTCTGGCTACACCGAGGACGCGATCCGCTCAAAGATCCGCGACGGGATCTGGCGGCTTGGTGAAATTTGGCTAAAGGCGCCGGATGGCCGGACGCTTATTGACATGGAAGGGTATGAATCATGGGTAGAGGCGGGAGCGGGGTCAGGGCAGTCTCAGACTCGAGCATCGAGATCACGTTCATGTTCCGGGGTGTTAGGTGCCGCGAGCGCGTCGCGCTCAAGCCCACCGCCACTAATCTGAAGAAGGCGCAGCAACACAAGGCGGCGATCGAGCACGCGATCGCCCAAGGGACGTTCGACTATGCCGTCACGTTCCCTGGATCTCCCCGGGGCGCCAAGTTTGCACCGGAAACCAGCCAGGAAACCGTGGGTGGGTTTCTTACCAGATGGCTGGCCGCCAAGCAGAAGCACATATCGAGTAGTACGTTCGAGGGCTACAGGAAGATCGTCGAGCTTCGACTGGTGCCCGCGCTCGGTCATCATCTGGTGCTGGACTTCAAACGGAAGCTGGTACGCGACTGGCTGGATGGCCTGCAGGTAGGCAACAAGACACTGAGCAATATCCAGAGTTGTCTCAGGTCGGCCTTGAATGACGCCGTAGATGAAGAGCTGCTAGACGTGAACCCGCTGGCAGGCTGGACTTACACTCGTAAAGAGGCGCCGCCCCGGGATGATGATGTGGACCCGTTCTCGCCCGAAGAGCAGCAGGCAATTCTGGCGGCCTTGACCGGTCAGGCGCGAAACATGATGCAGTTCGCACTGTGGACCGGCCTGCGCACCAGCGAACTGGTGGCGCTGGATTGGGGTGATGTGGACTGGGTGCGGGGGGAAGTGATGATCAGCCGGGCAATGACCCAGGCTGCTGGTGGGGTGGCTGAGGTGACGAAGACTGCTGCGGGCCGGCGGTCGGTAAAGCTGCTGGGCCCCGCTCTGGAAGCGCTGACGGCGCAGAAGGCACACACGTTCCTGGCTGATGCAGAGGTCTTCCAAAACCCGCGGACGCTTGAGCGCTGGGCAGGAGATCAACCGATCCGCAAGACGATGTGGCACCCAGCAATGAAGAAGGCCGGCGTTCGGTACCGGCGCCCCTACCAGACTCGGCACACCTACGCTTCGATGATGCTTTCGGCAGGAGAACACCCGATGTGGGTGGCGAAGCAAATGGGGCATACTGATTGGACCATGATTGCCCGCGTCTATGGTCGATGGATGCCATCGGCAGATGTGGATGCAGGTTTCAAAGCCGAGAAATTTTGGTCATCAGTTAAAGCGAACGAAGGGATTAAGCATGTTGGAGCAAAGCCTGGAGACTAAGGATATTTTCTATGCCATCTCCAATTTTTATCCGGAACTAAACGTATCCATTAGGTTTATTAGTAAACAATCATTCAGTAAGACACCAGAAGAAAACTTGCTAGAAGCTGGAATCGAATTTGATTCGATACTGCGCTTCAAAGACCAATCTATCCAGTCCCTGGAGGGCAACGGATATACAATGGTCAATGCCGGAGGGTTTGCCACCAACTATGTGAGGAACGGCACAGTAGGAACCGCCGTCTTTCTCGGCCAAGAACCAGCTGGTGTTACAGAAGCTGAAGCTCCTAATATTTACTGGGCTTTGCAAACTATTCTGCTTCATCACGAGCTGATGCATGCCAAAGACCTGTATTTACAAAAAAACTTTGACAGCTCAGATATGAGCGTAAACTTAGTTAAAGCTGAAATCTACGCAGATGTGGCGACTTTGCGATTTTTTGAAAAGCATAAGAAATCCGGCGGAGACACCTACAGAAACCTATATGCAGCAGGGATCGTGGGGCGAGAAGGCACTGGAATCTATAAGCAGATTTTCAAAGGAATCACCAAGAGCTTTCCCGAGGCTCAGTTGCGAGCCTGGGCGTCCATGAGCGTGATACCGCCCATCAAATGACAGCTTTATGGCAGCCTTAACGCTGAGGCATGCGTAAATACTAGGATAGACGGGGGTTCAAATCCCCCCGGCTCCACCAAATGATCAATCAAAGACGTCCACGGACGTCTTTTTTTGTGCCTGAAACTCAGCAAATACGGGGCTTTCAGCGCCATGGCGATCCAATAGCGTCCAGCAGCATCTATGTTTTCGTGTATTCCACGTGGTATTCCAAGCACTCAGCTGGTATTTTTTGGAATACACAACCAGCTTTGGAATACATCATGGGTGCCCAAGCTACTCGCCTCTCTGACCTCAAAGTCAAAACCGCCAAGCCTAGTGAAAAGGACTACACACTAACTGATGGCAACGGCCTCCAGATGCGAGTGAGAAGCAATGGCTCTAAGCTGTGGAATTTTAACTATATCCATCCCGTAACGAAGAAACGGATAAACATGGGTCTAGGAACTTTCCCTGAAGTGAGCCTGGCTCAGGCGCGCAAGCGAACCGTCGAGGCTAGGGAGCTTGTTGCCCAAGGAGTCGATCCGAAGGAACAGCGCAACGCTAACCGTCAGGCGAAAAAAGCCGCGACCGAACATACCTTTCAGAACATCGCGACGGCTTGGTATGAGCTGAAAAAGGACTCGGTGACACAGGCCTACGCTGAGGACATCTGGCGCTCCCTCACGCTACACATCTTCCCTGATTTGGGCACCACTCCGATCTCAGCCATCAACGCCCCTCAGGTTATCAACTTGCTCCGACCACTCGAAACCAAGGGCAGCCTTGAGACTGTGAAGCGGCTGACGCAGCGACTCAACGAGATCATGACCTACGGGGTCAACTCGGGACTGATTCACGCGAACCCCCTTAGCGGCATCCGCTCCGTCTTCAAGAAACCGAAAAAGAAAAACATGCCGGCACTACCCCCCGATGAGCTGAAAGAGCTCATGGTGGCAATAGCCAATGCCAGCATAAAAAGAACAACCCGCTGCCTGATCGAATGGCAGCTCCACACCATGACTCGACCAATCGAGGCAGCAACCACCCGCTGGGCAGATATCGACATCGAGAAGAAGATCTGGACGATCCCTGCGGAGCGTATGAAGAAGCGCCGCACGCACATTGTCCCGCTCACGGAGCAGGCTCTCGCGCTCCTGGAAGCTATCAAACCTTACAGTGGACATCGGGAGTATGTGTTCCCCGCAGACCGAAACCCCCGCACCCACTGCAACAGCCAGACCGCCAACATGGCGCTGAAACGAATGGGCTTCGAGGGACGCCTGGTCAGCCACGGCATGCGCTCGATGGGTAGCACCATCCTCAACGAGCATGGCTGGGATCCCGAGTTGATCGAGGTAGCACTGGCCCACGTCGATAAAGACGAGGTTCGCAGTGCCTACAACCGTGCGGACTACATCGAGCGGAGACGCCCGATGATGACCTGGTGGAGTGAGCACATCCAGGGAGCAGCAACGGGCAATCTGTCGGTATCAGCTATCCAGGAGAATAGGGACAAAAAAGTCGTTTCGATACGTTGACCAACAAACACTGCCCAAAAGTAGTCGTTTGCAATAGACAAATAACTACTATTCGCAAACATTTGCACGGAATACGGATGTGCCGGATTTAGCCCGATAGCACGCCGCTATTGGAGACCCGTCATTTCTTTAAGGACCCTCTACATCAGGGTTGACCGGCGCACCTTTGTTACCTATCGGATTAGCTAAGGTATTGTCTCTACCTCGTCTATGGTAAACCAGTTGCTTTCCTTGATTCTATCAAGTGCCGCTGCTGGGTCGGACGACCAGAGCACCAGGGCAAGCGACTCCTGAGCGCGGCTGCAGGTTACGTAAAACAACCGCAAGGTGCGGTCGATAGTCGTTTCTTTGCCCTGCTCTGCGTTCTCTTTGTCCCGCTTGCTAAGCTCCACACCACCAAAAATCTTGTCGTAGGAAATAAGGAAACCACCAGCAAGAGCATCATCCATAACAACCATGACGTGCATAAACTCAGAACCTTTCACCACCTGATGCGTTGCAAGAACTGAATTCCCGGCGAGGTAAGTTCGGTAAAGTCTGAGTTGACTCCAAGGTGCGGCGAACAGCGCACACCACCCACGCCGCATCCTGGCCTGTTTGGATTCCTCTTCCCCCCGGCCCGGTGCCGGAAGAGGTGGCGACTTGTCCGCATATGCTTCCGAGAGGCGATGATCGACTTCAAATAAGTGTGCGCTCAAGACTGGTGCGAGCACTTCTGCAATAGTTGAGTTTGAATTGCCGCAGGCGGTGGCAAATGCAGTGATGGCATTCAGCATCTCCTCCACGCGACTCGCTCGTGAGACACATTCCTCCGGTAGGTTGTCGAGGCGTCCATACCGACGAAATACCTCTGTGACCTTTAACTCGTTTACGGCACCGTCAATATCTACGCATGCTTCAAGCTGAGCAAGCTCGTTTAGGAGAACCTGCACTGCAGAAGGCCCCTTGTTATCACCACTGCCAGAAGGCGCTGCGGCGTCAGGATCTAGCAGGACCATAGCCTCATACACATCGAGAAATGAGCCACGAGTGGCGACGAGCTTGTGCTCCAGCGCGAGCAACTGATACTGGCCTTGATACCACGCGGCGTCCCCAGTGGCTCCGTGCATCCGATCTGAGCACCAACGTTCACCGATCACTTTGTTCTCCGGAGAACGCGAAGTATCCCCCACGAAGATCCGAACCACTCCTCCGGCCTTTTCAGTTCTAGGATGCTGCTCCACACCGTTTATAGGCTGCGTCCGGCCATCAAGCTCAGCTTCCCAAACTCTGTTAATGAGAGTGACGATTCGGCGCTGGCTGCGATGGTTCATCTGCAGCTCTGGCGTTGCCCAGTTTTGCGGGACAAGACTTGAAAGATCGGCGTGCCCGTGCGCATAAATGCGTTGCCGGTGATCACCGAGCAGCCCAAGAGTCAAGTCGCTCCCTTCCTGCTCTGCAAGCCCCATCAAAGCGTCCAGCATGCCTTTCATTGTGTCCTGCGACTCATCAATAAGAATTATGGGGTGGCGGTCCTTGAGAATGGTTTGGAGCGTAAGTTTATTTCGGAGCAGCCACGCTGTCGCGTCGAGGACATAGTTGTGCGCAAGTGCGCCGGGGCCGTACGTGTTGCGATCAGGATGGTAGATGAACACTTCGGTCGCTCTAAAGGCCTCGATATCATCCTTGATTTCGTCAAGATCTCGCTGTTTAGCTGGCGTAATGCCTCTCGGCTTGGCTTGCGCCTCGGCAGTTTCTTTCGCAAGTTGAGCTTCTTTAACGGCAACAAGTGCTTCTCGAATATCATCGTTGAAGCCGCTGATGAGCTCCCAACAAAATGAGTGGATCGTCGATACGCAGACTAAGTCGTTGTCGCCGAGGCGTCCGTTGATGACCGAGACGGCATTCTTGGTATATGTCACCACCCTAATCGAGCGCCCGTACATTCGCAGACGCCGTGCTAACTTATTGCCTTTATCGTGTTCGATGACGCCGGTAAGTCGCCGAAGAACTTCAACCAGAGTACGAGTTTTACCGGAACCGGCACCCGCAAAAAGGAAATAGCTGCGCGGCGGTTCTTCCGTAAGGTAGCCACAGATTTCATCAACTACGCCGGCATCGCGATCGTTGCCAAGGGTCGGAACCGCAGTCATGGCACCAACTCCGGGTTGGGATCCAATTGTTTTTGAAGCCATTCTAAGGCATCCGCAATGTACTTAGGGCAAGCAATTGGTTCGGCCGCCGCAATCATCTCAAAGATGCTTGCAGCGAAGTCTCCTTTATTGAATGAGCCGTGCATGAGTTTGTGTAGAGATGCGACCAAATCCGAAATATTTTCATGGTCGGCAACGCGTCGAGCTACGGAGCCGAGTGCGCCTTTGGGCGGCTTAATTTTGTTGCCATAGCCGTCGACCTTCTCATCCATAAGACCTTTGAACCAAGGAATGTTCTTGAGAATAAGTGAGTCTTCAAAGGTGCTAGGCCAATGGTCGCCCGCTTCAGCCACGGGCAGTTGCCAGGCGAAGCGCACTAAACATTCAGAGACTTCGCTCCAAACAAGTTGTACCTCTACTGGGTTTTTGAAATCTTCGAGCTGCTGCAGTTTCGGATGCCAACCGCGCAGCGTCGGGTTCCCGCATTGCAGCCCGGCTTGGCCAGTATTAGCCACTGCAACTAGAGTGGTGGTCGGCTCACCATCCTTCGTCGGCTTCCCAGCTTTCTCCTCAACGGGGTCGACGTCGGTGATGATGACCGTGGGAATGCGAAGCTTTTCCACGAGAGGCTTAAGCCGATGAGCGTGACTACCGCCGATGTCTAGGAACGACAGATAGCGGCTGGTGAGAACTTCAAAATCTCGTTCGATGAAAAGCGGGACCAGCATGCGCTCAGCAACGCCTTCAACGAAGATTGCAGCATTGGCAAACAAAAGGTCAGTATGCTGAACGCGGAAATACCGCTCTGCGAATTGACGGGTCTTTTGGTCATCACCGAAAATTTTCCCAAGATTAACCACCTCAGTGGTCGGCATGGGATTTTCTGCGCTCTTTGCTATGCGACGGACGTATCGTAATCGATCAAAACTCTCTGCGTGCGCGAGATGGCTGGAGTGAGTACTGATAATTAACTGGCTTTTAAGTCCTGACGCTTCTTTTTCGTTCGGGCTGATCAGCTTGTGAGCCTTATCTGGGAAGATACGCTGCACTTGAACATGAAGATGCGCCTCAGGCTCCTCAACCAATACTAGATGAACGGGTACCGGGGCACCTTTTTCAGGCTTGAGTCGAGCCGCTTTGAAAGAAACCAGTTGATAGCTGAGCGATTGGAGATTTTGGTATCCAAGGCCTATGGAGTACTCGGGAAGAAGCTCTTCTAGTGAGTCCTTCTGCATGCTGTATTGGACTGCAGTACCATGGTCGAGCAAATCAGCTGTCTGTATGCGCGTGCGGAAGCGAATTTCTTGGGGATCGTGCAGCCCTGGGTATCCGAGTTCTCTGACCTCTTCCACCGACGGAGCGATCGCCTCGTGAATTTTCTTGTCCAGTTCCTGCTGTGCCTCCGCGACCGCCTTAATAAGGTCTGCGCGATGCCCATGACCTGTTGTAGCAATATTTAGGTGTTGTCGAGCAAACTTGAGAAGTTGATTGGAGAACATGCCGACACGATGGGGGCCAGAAGCAGATCGAGAATCAGCTTCCTCACCTCCAAGACCCCGCTGCGCTGCTACGAAGTCAACATGTATCAATTTCTGTAGATTTTTGCGCTCAATTGGACTGGCGTCTGCCGGCAGAGTCTGAGCGGCATAGGTCTCGAGCCCGTCCAGTGGATTTTTGTCTGCATCTAATTTGTATGCTCGGACTTGACCCAACCTTTGTGGCTCGCGCAACCAAAAGTCGAGGAGGTCAATGGGCCAGGCAAGCGAATCCGCCCCCATATCCTTCACCGGCAGTCGCGCGGTGTGGTATGCCCAAGCCAGCTGCTTCAACTCGTCAACGCTTGCAGCGGGCTCCAGACGCAACCGTACCCCAACGGCCCCTCCTTTCCAGCTGAATTTTGAGAGAAACGGGGCGACATAGTGGAACATGCCAGCCTCCGCATCGAACCATAGGTCCAACGTCGGCATAGCCGAGTGAATGACTCCAAGCTGCTCGATCCATTGCTCTTCGGATCCAATCACTGTCGACGGGTTTTCCTTCAGCAATTCCCAAGCTTTACCAAGCGCTCGCAACTTCGGCCACTGCGACAGACTGATATCGAAAGCGCCGAAGCGAGAGCCATCTGAAAGGAAGTGGCGTAGCGCTGCAAGAACCGATGTTTTGCCGCTATTGTTGGCTCCGACAAGAATAGTAGTTTTCTTATCGATATCTAGCTGGACCTTGCCAAGCCGCCGGAACTGACAAAGCTCTAGGAGTCGAAGGGTGATGCTTCCAGCTACCGGCGTGGCGACAACCGCTTCTGGCATTTTGGTTCCTCTCAATCCATGGGGGCACACCAATTCAGAACAATATATCTGTTCGTCCACTCTTGGCCGACTGTAGCTCACTGCGCCTTAGTAAGCTGCTGAAAAACGGCCATTCGATTCGAAAAAAACTCAGCCCTACATAACAGCAGCGACATTCCTACCAATGAGGTTCTCACCATGTCATTGCAGTGCCCTCGCTGTAACTCCCCCAAGATCGCTTCCTTCCATCACGCCATGAAAGTCGGTGCAGCTATTGGCACTGTAGGCGGTGTTGCGCGTGGCGTCAGCGCAGCCTGGACCGGTGGGCAGGCCGGCGCAGCCATCGGCGCGCTCGCCGGGCCGGTCGGTATCACACTCGGCTCAGTGTCGGGCGCCATCCTCGGCGGTCTGGCGGGTGGCGTCGGTGGATGCGCGCTCGGCGCTCAACTCGGCGAGTCGCTCGACCGCCACGTTCTGGCCCACAACCTTTGCCTGCTCTGCGGTCATCGCTTCAACCTGCCGACCTGATCCAGCGCTGTTCCCATCCATTCATCTAGTCGGTGCTGCGCCTCGCTCAGCGCTTTATACCGATTTGCACCTAAAGGAATCACTCACATGGCACATCTCGTCGAAACCATGGCCTACGCTGGCGCTACCCCGTGGCATGGCCTGGGCAATCAGCTCACGCAAAAGCAACCCATCGAAGTCTGGCAACGCGAAGCCGGCATGGACTGGCAGATCCTCGAAAGCCCCGTGCATTTCAAATCGAATGCCGTCGGCCACCTGGGCGCGATCCACTCCTTCCCCGAGCAAAAGGTGCTCTACCGCTCCGACAGCAAGGCGCCGCTGTCGGTGGTCTCACAGCGTTACCACACCGTGCAGCCCCGGGAAGTGCTCGAATTTTATCGTGACCTCACCGAGGTTTCCGGCTACGAGTTGGAAACGGCTGGCGTACTCAAGGGCGGTCGCAAGTTCTGGGCGCTGGCGCGTACCGGGCAAGGCGCGGCGCTCAAGGGCAACGACCAGGTGAATGGTTATCTGCTGCTGGCGACGTCCTGCGACGGCACCCTGGCCACCACCGCCACTCCGACCACCGTACGGGTGGTGTGCAATAACACCCTGACCATCGCCCTGGACGGCACCAGTCGGGCGATCAAGGTGCCGCACAACACCCGCTTCGACCCCAATGCGGTGAAGAA